ACTTTTACAGCCACACACGCAAAAAATCTCCACTGGGAACATATACAAATGCTCTCAGAGGAGGCGAAGAAGCAGCATACCGCTGATGAACTCGACAAATTAACGAGTGCCATCTGCAACGCTCTGCTTGCTCTCTTCAATCTGTGACTTTTGATGCTTGGCATCAAATAACGCCTTTTGAGCCAATATCTTCAATGCGCAACTATTGTTAATACGAAGCTCACAAGAGGTTATACAGCCACACCAATTTTTTATGTCCTTACCATTACTCATAAAAGGACAGAAGCTCATTTATATCCCCCCCTTCACTGTAAATTGTCATCATTATACAGCGTAAGAGGTGGGTTGTCAAGGAGGTAAAAAAGATGTACAAAGTAATCGACACATTTGACGGCTTTGAAGACATCATCGGAACGTATGATACGTTTGACGAAGCCAGAGCTGCGGCAAAGGAGCGTGCAGAAGATACTGACGGCGAATGTCAGGTCAACATCTTCGCTAAGACAAAGAAAGGCTATAAGGTGATAATATGACTAAGCAGACAGCAAACACAAGACCCGTAAACATCAAGCAGGATCCTTCTGCTGATGCCCTTGCCGACACTATCGCAAGGATCATCAGAGCGATGGAACAGGGGACAAAAATTCAGAAGGAGGCAGATGCAGAATGAAGATGTACATAGCCAAGTGCTTTTTTGGCAACAAGGTCATCAAATTCCGCACACAGGCGTACAGCACTGAGGGGCTTGAACCTACTGCCAATGCGATTGCAATGACGCTTACAGGTCGCATTCCGGACAGGGTAGAGTTTGTGGCTTGCCCTGTGCAGGGGTAAAGAAAAAGCCGTGACGGCGGGAACCGTACACGGCAAAAAGATAAATAAGACAGCCTTATTATAAGGCATTTAGGAGGATTTGTCAAGTGAAAGTTTTAATAGCCTGCGAGGAAAGCCAGGCGGTGTGCATTGCGTTTCGAGCCAAAGGGCATGAAGCGTATTCAGCAGACATACAGGATTGTTCAGGCGGTCACCCCGAATGGCACATCAAGGGCGATGTTCTGCCGATCATCAACGGCAATGCTGGTTTTTTAACAATGGATGGAACCGCACACCGTATAGACGGCAAATGGGATTTGCTGATAGCGCACCCACCGTGTACATATATGTCAAATGCAGGAGCGTGCAGAATGTACCCGCAAAAGGGATTGATAAATGCAGAGCGGCTAAAAAAAGCATTGGAAGCTAAGAAATTCTTTATGGAATTTTATAACGCAAACTGCCCGCAAATATGTATTGAAAATCCAATGCCGATGAAAGTCGTTAATCTGCCAATCGAAAATCAGCGCATCCAGCCCTATCAGTTTGGAGAACCTTGGAGCAAGAAAACTTATTTGTGGCTTAAAGGGCTGCCATGCTTAAAGCCTACCAAAATTTGCACAGATTATAAACCATTTGTGCCAAGCGGCACGGGAAGAAAACTTGGCGGGGACAGCTATGGCGCACGAAACTGTGCACACGACAGCAAATCCCGTTCTAAAACCTTTCCGGGCATTGCTAAAGCCATGGCTGAACAGTGGGGATAAGGAGGATTGCTCAAGTGGATATCAAGACATTCCAACAATATCAGCAACTACCTTACGAAAGCAAGATTTCCCATGCCGCTAAAATGGCAAAGGCTTTCTATAACACTATTACTTCACCAGTCGGAGATTACAATGCCAACTGCCATGTTTCAGTTGGCGGACTTGACAGCATAACGCTGTTGTGTTTTCTCAGATCTATCGGCATTGATGTTCCTGCCGTTTCCGTATCTATCCTCGAAGATAAAGGCAATCAGGAGGTACATAAACAGTTGGGCGTTATCAGCATAGCGCCGTATATGACAAAGACAAAGGTGCTGCAGGAGCTGGGTGTTCCTGTTGTTTCCAAGGCAAAGGCAAATAAAATATCCTATCTGCTTAATCCCGACAGCGACAAACAGACATTTATCCACGCCATAATGACGGGAGATATGGGAGAGCAGGGGCATTTTCAGCACAGCGATAAAATAAAGCTGCCCGAAAAATGGATAAAGCTTTTTGGGTACAATTATCGGGAACACCGTCCCGATCTGATGTTTTCCGAACCGCCCGAATTTAAGGTGTCATCAAGGTGCTGTTACTATATGAAAGAAAAGCCTGCCGATGATTGGGCAAAGGAGCATAACAGCTACCCGTATCTGGGACTTATGGCTTCCGAGGGCGGTCAGCGTGAAATGGGACTGATGAAAAACGGCTGCAATTATTACGGCAAGAATACCGTCCGCTCCTGTCCCTTTGCAATATTCTCCCGGCAAGACCTTTTACAGCTTGCACTTGATTTGAATGTACCAATTCCGAGGGCATACGGAAAAATCAAACGTAAAGATGACGGCACTCTGTACACCACACGTGCACAAAGGACAGGCTGTTCGATGTGCGGCTTCGGTATCCACATTGAGCAGCGTCCACACCGTTTTGACCGTCTCCGAGAGGACAACCCCAAAGAATGGCATTACTGGATGTATGAATGCTGCACGGACAGCAATGGCGAGAAATACGGCTGGGGACGTGTCCTTGATTACATAGGCGTAAAATGGGAGGATATCCCCGAAAGCAACGAACAAATGTCACTTTTTGAGGAGGAATAAAAATGATAAAAATCAACAGTCTTGAGCTTGATGATGTCAAGCGTATAAGAGCGGTAAAAATCGAGCCTACGGAAAACGGTCTTACCGTTATTGGCGGCAGAAACAATCAGGGCAAGACCTCTGTTCTCGATGCCATTGCCTGGGCGTTGGGCGGGGACAAGTTCCGCCCTTCCGGTGCAATGCGTGAAGGTTCGGCAGTTCCCCCGCATCTGAAAGTAAAGCTCAGTAACGGTATTATCGTTGAGCGCAGCGGCAAGAACAGTGACCTCAAAGTCACCGATGAAACAGGCAAGAGAGGCGGACAGCAGCTTCTTAATGCTTTTATCAGCTCATTTGCACTTGACTTGCCTAAATTTATGGAATCGTCCTCAAAAGAAAAGGCAAATGTACTTTTGCAGATCATCGGTGTCGGTGATAAGCTCTTCGAGCTTGACAAGCAGGAAAGCACGCTGTATAACCGCAGGCTTGAAATAGGCCGTATCGCTGAGCAGAAAGCCAAATATGCCGCAGAGCTTCCCGAATATGAGGGCATTCCTAAGGAGCCTGTTTCTGCCTCAGAACTCATACGTCAGCAGCAGGAAATACTTGCAAGAAACGGTGAGAATCAGCGTAAGCGTGACAGAGCTGCACAGCTCAACAATGAATGCACGGTAATTGATAACCGTATTGCAGCTCTCCGTTCTCAGCTTGCCGAGCTGGAAACCAAGCGCTCCGAAATATCGGAAGATCTGAGGATCGCTGAACTTTCTGCCGCTGATCTTCACGATGAGAGCACAGAAGCACTTGAAAACAATATCCGTGATATCGAAGCGGTAAATATTAAGGTAAGAAGCAACCTTGACAAGGAAAAAGCGGAAATGGACGCTAAGCAGTTCAAAGACGAGTATGACACCCTTACTGCTCAGATAAATAATATCCGTAGTGACCGCTGCAAGCTTCTTGACAGTGCCGCTCTCCCTCTTCCGGGGCTTTCTGTGGAGAACGGAGAACTTACATATAACGGTGCAAAATGGGACTGCATGAGCGGTTCGGAACAGCTCAGAGTTGCTGCCGCAATAGTCCGCAAGCTTAATCCCGAATGCGGTTTTGTCCTTATGGACAAGCTTGAACAGATGGATATTGAAACGTTGAACGAGTTCGGTCAGTGGCTTGAAGCAGAAGGATTGCAGGCTATCGCCACAAGGGTATCTACGGGCGGAGAATGCAGCATAATCATTGAGGACGGATATGTCAAAGGCACACTTCCCGAACCCCCAAAGGAAAATAAAACGTGGAAGGCAGGCACATTCTGATGAAAAGTGAAAAACTTGTTTTTAAAAGCTCGGCACGTGACTTTCCCGTAAGCGGCTTTACAAACGTGAAAATATCCAATGATTCCATTCTTGCAATAAAAAGCGCCACAAGCAAGCCTGCACAGGATATTTTAAACGAGCTTGTCGAGTATGCTCTTGATAACTCCCTCATCGAAAAGGCAGACGGTACGACCGTTTTTGCTTCCGATGTAATTGATATGATCATATGAAAGGAATGTTGATATGAACGTTAAAATTTCGAACGGCATCGTCCGCAAAAGGCAGAAGGTAGTTATTTACGGCCCTGAGGGGATAGGAAAATCCACCCTTGCAGCACAGTTCCCCAAGCCTCTTTTTATTGATACAGAGGGCAGCACGGGAAATCTCAACGTCAATCGCTTTGAAGACAAGCCAACATCGTGGACAATGCTGACAAACTACATTGAGTATGTAAAGCAAAATCCTCAGGTATGTGAAACTCTTGTTATTGACACGATGGACTGGGCGGAAAGGCTTTGCATTGAGGATATACTGAACACCTACGGCAAAAAGGGCATTGAAGATTTTGGCTACGGAAACGGCTATGTTTATGTTGCAGAGGCAATAGGACGATTTCTCAACACGCTGCAGGAGCTTATTGACAAAGATATCTGTAACGTGGTACTTAACTGCCATGCTCAGCTCAAGAAATTTGAACAGCCGGACGAAGCAGGCTCATACGACCGATATGAACTTAAACTCGGCAAGAAAACAAGCTCCCAGACAGCTCCCCTCGTAAAAGAATGGGCTGATATGATCCTCTTCTGCAACTACGAAACATATGCAGTTGCCGCAGACAAGGACGGCAAGAAGTTCAAGGCACAGGGCGGCCAGCGTGTTATGTACACCACTCATCACCCCTGCTGGGACGCTAAAAACAGAGCTGACCTTCCGCCCAAGATACCCCTTGATTATGCCCAGATAGCGCACGTTATCGAACACACGCCTGCTGCAAGCTCCGCTCCTGTTCCTGCACCCACACCTGCTATTCAGGAGCCTGCCGTCAATACAGCTCAGGTCTCTGCACAGCCGCCGCAGACACAGACACAGCAGACACAGCAGCCTCCTACTTCTAATGTTCAGGCTGACCTTTCTGATTTTGAAGAAGTAAGCGCCGTCAATATTCCCGATAACATTCCGAAGCCGCTACAAGATCTGATGCGCACCAACAATGTTTCCGAAGAGGATATCCGCTTTGCAGTCGCAAGCAAGGGGTATTTCCCCGAACGTATGCCTATAGCAAATTATCCGCCCGATTTCATAAACGGTGTACTTGTGGGAGCATGGGAACAGGTGTATGCAATGATAAAAGAAAACAAGAAACTGCCATTTTAAGGAGGATAACTGAATGGATAACAACTATGTTTTTGGCTGGGACGATGAGATCAACAACGAATCTTCCGATTTCGTCCTGCTTCCCGAAGGAGACTACGATTTTACTGTAGATAAATTTGAAAGAGCCCGCTTTGACGGCTCTGAAAAGATGCCTGCGTGCAATAAGGCAGTCGTAACATTTACGATATGGGGTGCTGATGACAGCATAACCATAGCCGAAAACTTCCTGCTTTGCAGCAAGATGGAATGGAAGCTCTCGGCGCTTTTCCTCGCTGTAGGAATGAAAAAGCACGGTGAGCCTCTGCGTATGAACTGGAGTGCTCTTCCCGGAAGCAAGGGGAAATGCCACGTATTCATTGATACATACAAGAAAAACGATGGCTCGGAAGGGAAGTCCAACAAGATCAAAAAGTTTTATGCCTATGATGAAGATGTGCAGACAGTAAAGCCCAATGTGCAGCCCCAGAGTACATATCAGCAGCCCACACAGTATAACGCTCCTCAGGCTGGCGGCTGGCAGGCAGGTAAGTTCTGATGGAACTCAGACCATATCAGCAAGAGGCAATGGCCGCTGTTCTCAGTGAGTGGGACAGCGGCAACAGCAAAACGCTTCTGGTTCTGCCGACGGGCTGCGGTAAGACCATAGTGTTTGCAAAAATCACCGAAGAATGTGTTATTCGTGGCAAGCGTGTGCTTATCCTTGCTCACAGAGGTGAACTTCTTGAACAGGCTGCGGACAAGATAAAAAAGGCAACGGGACTTAGCTGCGCCGTTGAAAAAGCAGAGGAAAGCTGCATCGGCAGCTGGTACAGAGTTGTTGTCGGTTCTGTACAGACACTTATGCGTGAGAAACGACTTTCAGGCTTCGACCACAAGTATTTTGATACCATCATAATCGACGAGGCGCACCATTGCATTACTGACAGCTATCAGAATATTCTGAACTACTTTCCATATGCAGATGTTCTCGGCGTTACTGCCACTCCCGACAGAGGAGATATGAAAAATCTCGGACAGGTATTCAACAGCCTTGCCTATGAATATACTCTCCCCAAAGCTATCAAAGAAGGCTATCTCTCTCCTATCAAGGCCGTAACGATACCTATAAATCTTGACCTTACGGGAGTTTCAACACAGGCGGGAGATTTCAAGGCATCGGATATTGACACAGCTCTTGATCCGTACCTTTATCAAATTGCAGATGAAATGATAAACTACTGTTCCGACAGAAAAACAGTCGTATTTCTGCCGCTTGTCAAAACTTCTCAGAAATTCCGTGACATACTTAACAGCAAGGGCTTTCGTGCCGCAGAGGTCAACGGCAACAGTCCCGATCGTGCCGAGATACTCCAAGACTATGCAGACAACAAATATAACGTACTGTGCAATTCTATGCTTCTTACCGAGGGCTGGGACTGCCCCGATGTGAACTGTGTTATTGTTCTCCGCCCAACAAAGGTAAGGGGGCTGTATTGTCAGATGGTAGGGCGCGGAACACGTCTTGCTCCCGGAAAAACTGAGCTGCTTTTGCTGGATTTTCTCTGGCACACCGAACGCCACGAGCTTTGCCGCCCTGCACATCTCATATGCACAGATGAAGCCGTGGCTAAAAAAATGACTGAAAAGCTTGCGGAAGAAGCAGGCTGTGCAGTCGATATCGAAGCAGCGGAACAGGCGGCATCTGAGGACGTTGTTGCTGAACGTGAGGAAGCTCTTGCGAAAAAGCTTTCAGAAATGAAAAAACGCAAACGTACCCTTGTTGACCCGCTGCAGTATGAAATGTCCATACAGGCGGCAGACCTTGCAAATTATACGCCTGCTTTCGGGTGGGAGTGTGAGCCGCCTACGGAGAAGCAAAAAAACCGTCTTGAAGCGGCGGGGATATTTCCCGATGAAGTGGAAAGCGCAGGAAAAGCCAAGCTTATACTTGACAGACTTGACAAGCGCAGATCCGAAGGGCTTACAACTCCGAAACAGATTCGCAGACTTGAAAGTATGGGCTTTAAGCACGTTGGCACATGGACACTTGAAGAGGCAAGCAAGCTTATAGGAAGAATCGCCGCCAACAACTGGAGAGTTCCGAAGGACATCAAGCCTTCCGAATACATTCCCAACAATGGCGGGCAGATATCTTTTGAAGGATTTTAACAGGAGGCAGTATGGCAGATATACTTGAAATTCTTGAACATATTGACCCTGCAAAGCTGGACTATCAGGAATGGGTAAATGTGGGAATGGCACTAAAAGATGAGGGCTATTCCCCTGCTGACTGGGACAGATGGAGCAGTTCGGACAGGCTGAGATACCACAGCGGTGACTGTGAGAAAAAGTGGCAGAGCTTTAACGGCTCTGCTGCCCCGGTCACAGCAGGCACCATTATCCAGTATGCTAAAAATCAGGGGTGGCAGCCGTCAGGGAACAACGTTTGTTTCGACTGGGACGATGAAATAGTTGCCGAGGAAGACTGCATTGTAACCAATCAGGGCAGTTCGGAAGGGGTCAAACTTTCAGAACCTGTCGTGTGGCACCCGGGGCAGGAAATAATCCGATATCTGGAAACTCTTTTTGAGGCTTCCGAAAATGTGGGATATGTTACCGAGACCTGGGAAAAATCTGAGGACGGAAAGACAAAATATCTTCCCACAAAAGGCTCCTGTACAAGAACTGCGGGAGAGCTTATTGCCGAGCTTAACAAACATGGCGATGACATCGGAGCCGTTCTCGGAGACTATAATCCTGCTGCGGGAGCCTGGATCCGATTCAATCCCCTTGACGGCAAGGGCGTAAAAAATGAAAATGTGACCGACTTCAGATATGCACTTGTCGAATCGGACTGTATGGCTCTGGAAGAGCAGAACGCCCTTATACGTGAGCTGGAGCTTCCTGTAGCTGTACTGGTCTATTCGGGCGGAAAGTCTGTACACGCTATCGTTAAAGTGGATGCGCCCAACTACGACGAATACCGTAAGAGAGTTGATTACCTTTACACGGTATGCAGGAAAAACGGGCTTGAAATAGACAAGCAAAACCGTAATCCTTCCAGACTGTCAAGGCTTCCCGGAGTTATGCGCAGCGGAAAAAAGCAGTATATCATTGATACCAACATAGGAAAAGAGAATTTTTCCGAATGGAAAGAGTGGATCGAAAGTATCAACGATGATCTGCCTGACCCTGAAAATTTATCCTCGCAGTGGGACGATCTTCCCGAACTTGCTCCGCCGCTTATAGAAAACGTGCTGCGCCAGGGACACAAAATGCTTATTGCGTGTCCTTCTAAAGCAGGAAAATCATATGCACTTATTGAGCTGTGCGCTGCCATTGCCGAGGGTACGGAATGGCTGGGCTTCAAATGCGCTCAGGGAAAAGTTATGTATGTAAATCTTGAACTTGATTCTGCAAGCTGTCTGCATCGTTTTAAAGATGTTTATACAGCTATGAAGCTTTCCCCCGAACATATAAGCAATATTGACATATGGAACCTGAGAGGCAAGTCAGTTCCAATGGACAAGCTTGCACCAAAGCTTATACGCCGAGCAAGCAAGAAGAATTACATTGCCGTGATAATAGACCCTATCTACAAGGTCATAACAGGTGACGAGAACTCAGCAGACCAAATGGCGCACTTTTGCAACCAGTTTGACAAGGTGTGCTCAGAGGTCGGTTGTGCGGTGATATACTGTCACCACCATTCCAAAGGAGCTCAAGGCAGCAAGCGGTCTATGGACAGAGCATCGGGCTCGGGAGTTTTTGCAAGAGACCCTGATGCACTTCTTGACCTTACACAGCTTGTACTTACCGACGGGCTGATGAAATCTGAGGAAAACGACCTTATCTGCAAAATATGTCTTGACTGGATATCTCGCTTTAAGCCTGATTTCAAAAGCACTGTTTCTCAGGACGATGTTTTTTCTTCATCAAGAATGAAAGAACACGCTCACAGAGAGCTCTCAGAAGCTTCATACAAGTTGATGTGTGCTGATATTGAGAAAGGCAAAGAAGCACTGTCACATCGCACTGCGTGGCGTATAGAGGGTACTCTGAGAGAGTTTGCAAGCTTTGCCCCGATAAGCTGTTGGTTTGATTATCCTATTCACAGGGTCGATAAAAACGGGGCTCTCTCTGATCTCAAATATGAGGAGGAAAAGAAGCCGTGGGAAAAAGCTACCGAAAAGCGAAAAAAGAGCAGTTCAGACAACATTGACAGCTTCATTAACGCTTACAATTCGCTGTGTATTGACGATGACCTCCCTACTATGCAGGAAATATCTACATTGCTTGGCAAGCCTCTGAATACGGTCCGAGACTGGGCAAAAAGAGCAGGTTACAAAGTAAATAAGGATACCGGAAAGGTCTTTAAGTCAGATGAAACGAAAAACGAAAACTAAGATTTCGTTTCAACACGGTATCATAAAACGGCTCTGATTTCGTTTCGGTACGAAATCAGAAAATTATGATTTCGTTTTGACACGACGAAATCATATATATATAAATATATAACTGACACCCGTGTCCGTGTGTGGTACGGTGACCCGCTAAGGGGGCGGTCACCGATACACACCCGACCACGGACATAAGCAAAAATTGATTTATTGAAAGAAGATGAAAAAATGAAAAAATGCAGAAGTAAAAAACTTTCGGTTGCACGCAATATGCCTCCGATGTATCACACGCTTCCGGGTCATAATTTTGATATAACACAGAGCGAGGTCATTAAGTGGCTTACTGCACAGCCGGAAATTTTAAACTACATATGGGACAACATCAAAAATTCCGATGATGTTTGCTATGATGCTGCCACCGGTAAATGGCGTGGTGTTGATTTTGAGGAGGAATAACAGCTATGAAAATTCAATTTTTTATGCCAATGCTTCCTCCGACCGTCACGGCTCAGGAGCATAAGGTCACAGTGGTAAATGGCAGACCGAAGTTTTATGATCCGCCCGAAGTGGCTGATGCAAAATCCAAACTCACCGCTGCACTTGCTCAACATCACATTGAAACCCCGTTTGCTTCTGCGGTAAGACTTGTGGTCAAATGGCTTTTCCCCGTAAGCGGCAGCCACCGAAACGGTGAGTATAAGACGACACGTCCGGATACAGACAATCTTCAAAAAATGCTCAAAGACTGCATGACCAAATGTGGCTTCTGGAAAGACGATGCTCTTGTAGTCTCGGAGATAGTTGAAAAATTCTGGTAGGATATTCCGGGAATATGGATACGCATTGAGGATATCTGATATGGATATTTCAAGAGTTAAATATAATCTTGGCAAAGATGTTCGGCTCAGGCTCCCAAGGCACTACATTGACGGACAGTATCGGTTAACAGGCTGCATACTCCGTCGAAAGAAAACAGGCGAATTTTACTATCAAGCGGAGCTTATTGATAAGGCGAGTGGTTCAATTGCGATAACTTCGCTTGATGATATTTCTGAGGAAGGAGAAAACAAATAATGCTGAAATGCGAAAAATGTATTCATAAGAAGATCTGCATTGACGGGGCAAATTACAAGAATGCCGAGGCTTGCAGGAATTTTATCAATGAAAATGATATTGTGCTTGTGAAGCATGGACATTGGCATTGGAGTGTGAAATATTTTCACGATGTTTGCAGTTGTTGCACACATCTAAGTAACGACCCTGAAAATTATCCATATAAATTCTGTCCTCACTGCGGGGCAAAGATGGACGGATAAATGGGGGGCGATAATATGCGCATTATGATTCCAAAGGTCAAATGCAGTAAGTGTTCAAAAAAGATGTATATCAATAACGTGCCGAGGGCATATCCTTCGGGTAACGGCGGCGAAATAATTTACATCTGCGAGCAGTGCAATAATGAAAATAAATCGGACAGAAACAAGGAGGTAAATTTCCGTGGGAACTGATGAAATTTTACAGCATCTTAAGGATTTGAAAACCGAAGCTGAGGGTCATTATACCGATGACGGCGATGATGAAATATTCCACCAGGACGCAGAAGCGCTGCAGGCTGCGGCTGAGGCAGTCAAGCAGAATAAAATCATTGCTGATGCTATAAACAGTGAGATTGCGAACTGCAATCGTGAAATCCGCAAGGTGGATATCGAAAAGGCGAAGGCTGAGGAACGCAGAATGAATTACGGTGACCGAAGGACAATGCTTATGGAGCTGCTCAGAACGATAAAAGGCGGTGAGGAATGATGTTTCTCGCAGGTCTGCTTATAGGCTGGATAATCGGTATTATAACCATTGTTGCAGTTGCGTGTATCGTGGCTGCGGGAGATTCGGAAAAAATTGATAACAGAAAATGACAGGAGGAAAATAAAATGGATAGAATGGCAAACAAAATTATATTTTTAACAGCGATTTCAGACGCTTTTAGGAACGAAGAGGACCGTGAACTCAATGCGGCTGGGAAAATTGATATCCCTGAGGACGGCAATGCAACACCGATACTCACAGACCTGTTTTATGCGTTCAAGGCATTTTACACTCAGATGTCTGGAGACAATGTTGACCCCATAGAATTTATCGGCGTGCTGACACGTCTTGTTTTCCAAGATCAACTCAATGATAACTCTGAGGCATCTGAGACAGAGGATAATTCATCTGGTGATTTTTCCGATATGCTGGAGGACGGTGAGGAAGATGATTGAGCTTGACGACGTTAAGAATGTCGAAACAAAACCTTGTCCACACTGCGATTTTTCTGTGCGGGATATAGGTGAGCGTATGAAGCCGGGTAGCGACCCGTTTATATTGATAAAAGACGAAGGACAGGTTTTCATTGCAACCGATGATTCCAGTTTTGTAATATTGCCAATTAACTACTGCCCGATGTGCGGCAGAGATTTGAGACAGGAGGGCTGACAATGGATAAAGAAGCTGTTTTAATCAGCATTCAGCCGAAGTGGTGTGAACTTATTGCAAACGGGAAAAAGACTATTGAAGTCCGCAAGACAAAGCCGAGGCTGAAACCGCCGTTTAAGTGCTATATTTATTGCACAAAGGCGAGACCGTATCTTGTGGTTGGCGATGTATTTCGGGGTGATTGGCACACGGAGTATACACTGCTTGGAGGATATGGGAGAAAAGAAGCAGAGGAAAAGTGGACTATCTTCAACGGTGGTGTAATTGGCGAATTTATATGCAGCGATATTGAAACATTACCCCCGAACACTGTGTTTAATGCTCCTGCACTTTTTGCTCAATCCTGTATGACCTATGAGGAATACTTTGAGTATGAGATGGGTGAAACTGTGTATCTTTGGCACATATCCGACCTCAAAATCTACGATGAGCCGCAAGAGTTAAGCAAGTTTGGACTTACACGTCCGCCGCAGTCGTGGTGCTATGTTGAGGAGGGCTGACAATGGCTGAAATACGAAATGTAAATATTGACAAAGAGTTTATCGTTAAATTCGGTGTATGCAGGACAAACTTTTCAGATGATATGTTGTCTATTAGTTTAGAAGTGCTTCCTGAAGCTATCAAAGAAGTTCTTCAAGAAACAATGGTAGAAGACGGGGAAATAGAAATAACGGTTACACCCGTGAAGCGTGGATTTTGGGAGCCAATATCAGAAAGCGAAATGACAGGCTTCAACCCTAAATTTGCAGGACGTGACCCAATTGCGGGATATAAATGCTCCAATTGTGGCAACGAAGCTATATTTAGCTGTAATGACGAATTTGTTTTATCGGATTACTGCCCCGACTGCGGGGAAAAGATGGACGGAGGTGAAAATTCGTGAAATCCAGATTACCAGTCACACCAGCACTGACCAGCCACGCTAAGAAAGTCCTGAAGCAAGAAATCAAGTCGGAGATGCTGGCATATTACGACAGATTTTCCGAGGAAGTCGATTCGTTGTATCTTCTCAGCATTGCGAGATTTTTTCACCCGTCACGCAAGAAGCTGATAGAGTTCTGGCGATTCATGCACGACCTGCACGTTGATTTTCGCAATCGCTATGAATTGCCGAAAGAGGACGATGAGTGGCTGTTTAAGTTTAAATTAAAGGACGAGTTCGGTGTGGATATCGAAGAACTGTACCGTGAAGCTGACAAGTGGGCAGAGGAGGAGAGCAATGACAACACAAGAAGCAAAAGCGTACCTTAACCAAGCCCGAGAAGCGGAAAGAGCGTACAGGCTGGCGAGAGACAAGGCAAATTCTTACGCTCAGCTGATTATGGGAGGTAAAGCCGTCAAATACGACAGCGACAGTAGCACACACGAGAAGAACGGCAATACCGTAGAACGCACGTACTGCTGTCTCGCTGATTATCAGGCAGAGGCGGACAGGCTGATGATGGAAATGCTAGGGGTGCGTCAGCAGGTAGAAAAGGTTATCGGCACTGTTCCCGACGCTGTTCAGCGTGAAGTGCTTACAAGACGTTACATAATCGGTCAGAGGTGGGAAGATATTGCATTTGTAATGAATTATAATGTCCGCCACATTTACAAAATTCACGGTGCAGCACTTCAAAGTATGGCATTGAATGGCACTATTACCCTGTGATATAATTATAATCAGCAAAGAACATAATGAAGCCAAGCCGAGGGCGGGAGCCTTAGCTTTCGCTTGTCGGCGGGCTTCCTTTGCTGACAAAAAACTTATGCGTCCTTCGGGGCGCTTTTCTTATATCAATTTTTCGGCAGGTGGTGACCCGTGAATGAAAAAAATCTAATACCGCAGTCTCACGAGCTAACAGTCGAGGAACAGTCGAACGGCGGCAAGGCATCGGGTGAAGCAAGGCGGCGCAAGAAGGATATGAAGCAGAAGATGAAGGCTCTGCTTGAGCTTCCCGCTGCTGCCAATGACAGGGAGCAGCTTGAAGCTCTCGGTGTTTCTCCCGATGATATGGACAACGAGATGGTGCTTGTTATGTCTATGTTTCTCAGTGCTGCTCAGGGCGATACAAAGGCGTTTGACAGGGTGATACAGATACTCGGCAAGGATATTGCGCACGAGGAGCTTGCCCTTAAAAAGCGTGAGCTTAAGCTTAAGGAAAAGGCTTCTTCCGAGGGAGACAGTGCGGCACTCTCCAAGCTTGATGAAGTCCTCGGCAAGATCGAAGGGGGCTTCTGATGTTCACGGATATGCAGCAGGAATATTTTCGGAATGCTACGCACCGATGGAATGTCAAGACAGGGGCGACACGTTCGGGAAAGACGTATATGGACTATTACGCCATACCCAAGCGCATTCGCAGTGTGGCGGGACGTGAGGGGGCTGTGCTGCTTCTGGGACATACTCAGGGCACGCTGCTCCGAAATGTCATATATCCCCTGCAGGAGCTGTGGGGAGATGAGCTTGTAAAGCCAATCCGCACGACTGACAACACAGCTATGCTGTTCGGCGAGCGGTGCTATTGCCTCGGTGCCGACAAGAAAACATCGGTTGACAAGATACGAGGTATGTCGGTCAAATATTGCTATGGCGATGAGGTCGTGACGTGGAACGAGGCTGTCTTTGATATGCTGAAATCACGTCTGGACAAGCCTTACAGCCGTTTTGACGGTACGTGCAACCCTGAGGGTCGGCAGCACTGGTTCAAGAAGTTCCTTGACAGTGATGCGGATATTTACTGTCAGAAATATACTCTTGATGACAATCCGACCCTTGACCCGAAATTTGTAAGTGATCTGAAAACGGAATATGCGGGAACGATATATTATGACCGCTATGTGCTTGGCGATTGGGTCAATGCCGAGGGCATTATATACCGCCGTTTCAACGACCGTTCGAATGACTTTATCATTGACAGCCTTGACGGACTTGACCTTGTGCTTGCCACTGTCGGGGTTGACTTCGGCGGCGGCAAGTCGGCTCACGCATTCAACTGCACGGGATTCACCCGTGGGCTTCGGGATATGGTGACCGTTCACGATTACCGCAGGAAAGATGCTGCGACACCTGAGCAGCTATATGTTGATTTTGCGGGGTTTATCGCAGAATGCAGGCTCATTCTCGGGGGCGTTCCGCTGGTCAATGTATATTGCGATAGCGCAGAGCAGACACTCATCGAGGGTATGCGCATAGATGCGGCGAAAAGAAATTTGTGTGTGGAAATACATAATGCCCGAAAGGGGCCCATAAACGACCGCATTCGCTTTTACACGGCGATGATGGGTGCAGGGCGGTACAAGATACTTAAGGGCTGCACATCGACCATAGATGCGCTCTCAGAGGCTATGTGGGATAGCAAGGTCAAAACGGCTGATGTCCGCCTCGATGACGGCACAACAAACATTGATAATCTCGATGCGCAGGAGTACAGCACAGAACCGTATATGCGGGAGATGATGGAGATGGTGATAAGCAGATGATGATAGATAAAATGCGGCAGGCGTTTCCAGAGGAAGAATTTCCCGGGGATAACGGCTTTTACAGCGGCTATATGGACAGGTGGCAGGATATTTATGAGGGTCGCCCCAAATGGCGTGAGGTGAAGCGTGCGGGGCTGAACAGGGGCACTGTGCGGCAGATGAATATGCTGAACACGGCAAAGATTTTATGCGATGAATTTTCACACAAGTGCTTTGCGGAGCAGGTGGACATATCCTGCGGGGCAAAGGAATATGACGACTTTATCCTTGATTTCCTCTGTCGTGAGGGGTTCTGGAAGAATATTCCCCGACTGCTTTCGGCGGCGTTTGCTCAGGGCGGCTGTGTTCTGAGAGAATACATAGAACGGGGCAGGGTGCGGCTCTCGTTTGTTGAGGGGCGGCAGTTCTACCCATTGAAATGGGACAACAGGGACATTACCGAGGGCATTTTCGGCACGGTATCAGCCAAGGGCAAATATTATTACACGTTATTCGAGAAGCATTCCGTCAAGGATGATGATATCCTTGTGGAGTGCTTTTTGTTTCGTTCTTCTGACCCCAATGCTCCGGGTGACAGAGTGCCGCTGTCGGTGCTTTATCCCGATATGGCAGACACGTTCACATATGCTATGGACACTCCCCTGTTTCAGTATTTCAAGACCGATTTTCCAAGCAACATTCCCACGGAGCTGCCCCTCGGCATAAGCTGCTTTGCCAACTGCGAGGACACGCTCAAAGCCCTTGATGTGGCGTTTGACAGCTTTGCCCGTGAGTTTGTTCTCGGAAAGAAGAGAATAATCGTGCCAAGCTCCTGCATTCGTACTGTGGTCAATCCCGAAACGGGTAAGACAGAGCGGTATTTTGACGCTGATGACGAGGTTTATCAGGCACTGAAATGCGATGAGGACAAGGACCTGAAAATCACCGACAACACTGTGGAGCTGAGAATTTCAGAGCACGTTGACGGCATAAATGCGCTGCTGAATATTCTGTGCTTTCAGGTGGGGCTTTCTCCCGGCTCGCTGTCATTCGACAAGGCGGGCGGAGTTAAGACCGCAACCGAGGTGGTTTCCGAGGAAAACAAGACGGCTGTTACGATACGCTGTCAGAAAAATCTGCTGGTAGAGTTTATCGAGGGTATGTGCAGGGCTGTGCTCAGGCTTGCGATGATCACGGGCGAAGTTCCGAACAATAATCTTGAGGTCACTGTGGCGTTTAAGGACAGCGTTGTTATTGATGACAACACGCTTATCGCAAACAACATCAGTCTTGTAACAGCGGGGCTAAAGTCAAAGATCTCTGCCATTATGGAGGTTATGAAATGCGATGAAGAGGCGGCAAGGCGAGAGCTTGAACGGATAAATGCGGAGAGCGCTGTTTTCGGAGTTTCGGACGGTGAGGGCTTTGTAACTTCGGGCGGTGATGCAGGTGACAAGGGAACAGTATGACGAGCTTTCGGCGCCTCTGGTGCGGGTGCTGCTGGATATGGAGGACGATATCCTGCGGGAAATTGCGGCGCAGCTTTCACGGGACGGAGATATTTCCGACACGTCCAAATGGCGGATAAGGCAGCTTGCAAGGGCAGGACGCTTCGACAAGCGGGCGGCGGCTATCATTGCGGGATATTCCGAGGTCGAGGACGGTCAGGCTATGGGCGCTGTTCTGACGGCGGCTGAGACTGAGATAGGATATCTTGACAATGCGGTGCAGGCGGCGAATGCTGCGGGGCTGTCGGAATATTTCTCGGACATTCCTGCGGAAACCTCAGCCATGAATGCGGCCAAGGCTTTCCAACGGCAGGCGGCGAGTGGCCTTAATCTTGTGAACACGGTCATGGGGTACAAGGCAAAATCGGCGTATGTGAATGCTGTGAATGCCATTTATCGTGACACTTCCGAGGGCAGGCAGGGCGCTCTTGACATTATGGGCAAGGGTGCGGCAAAGGCTGTATCGGGGCAGATGTCATTGCAGGAAGCGACACGCAAGACTATACGTGAGCTTGCTCAAAAGGGCATTCCCGCTTTCGTTGACAAGCGTGGTCGTGAGTGGTCTCCCGAGGCGTATGTAATGATGGATATGCGGTCAACTCTCGGAAACACTGCGAGGGCTGCGCAGGACGCACGATGCGACCAGTACGGGATAAATCTTATCGAGGTCTCCTCACACATGGGCGCACGTCCCTTGTGTGCGGCCTATCAGGGCAGGATATTCAGCCGTGACGGTTCAAAGGGGGTGACTGTGGACGGAGCAGGCGGCAAGATATATTACACTCCCCTTTCGGAAACAAGCTACGGTCAGCCTGCGGGACTTTTCGGCATAAACTGCGGGCACGTTCAATATCCGTTCGTTCCGGGCATCAACTTTCAGAGATATTTTCCCTATCCAAAAGAGGAAAATGACAGGCGGTATATGCAGTTTCAGCAGCAGAGAGCTATGGAACGGGGCATCAGAGCCGCCAAGCGTGAATGTATGATGTTACAGGAAACAGGCGACACTGAGGGCTTGCAGAAGGCTTCTCTGAGGCTTCGCAATCAGAGGGAGAAATACAGGGCTTACTGCAAGGAGACGGGGCTTAAGCAGCACAATGACCGCACTCAGGTTTATGGGTATGACAGGAGCAAGAGCAGTAAGACGGTTTGGGCGGAGAGGAAGGCGAAATCAGGACTTGACAATGGCAGCAGAAGTGGTATAATGAATATGACCACAAACGCAAACGGTACCCCTGTAAAAATCGTTAAAAGGACTGACCTTACAGGCGAACCCAACAGCATTACCCAAAGAGAAAATACCAAGGGCGGGATCGACAGAAACTATTATGATGGAAACGGCAAGCAGACCAAGCAAGTTTCAAATCATGATCATGGCAATCCCAAAAACCACCCGTTTGGCAAAAACGGTGAACACGCTCACGATTATTCATATGATGAAAACGGAGATGTAACCCGTAGTGAAGCCCGAAATTTAACAGATGAGGAACGCATGGAAAATGGTGATATACTATGACAGCTAAAAAAATAAAAAGCAGAATAAGTGAAATAGCATCACATTTCACATTTGAATTCAACGGCAAATCCTGTGGCGTTGACCCGTTTTCAAAAAACAAATTCGATATGTGGTGCGGTGATAACACTTTAACCGTCAACAGCATTGACGATGTTATGGATCGCCCTTTTTTTGACGGAAAATGCTTATCGGAAATTTGCGGAGATATAAAGATAATCGACTTTTGATCACCTTACACAAGTAGGGGGATTTTTTATTGGAGGAGTGAGAATGTGGAATATATTTCCGAAAGAATAACCAATATTTCAGAGCTTGAAAAAACACTTGAACTTCTGAATATAAAATCACAGCTCTTAAAACAAAGCACCTGTATTTCCGACATACAGGCGCTTGCTTCCGATATAGCTTCTCTTTCTGAAAAAGCTGCTGGGTTTGAGTTCAGGATCGAGAAGAGAAAGGTTATTCTATCCGAGTGATTTTTTGAGTATTGATTTCTTCGGAAAAATCTTTCAGCAACGGACATTGCAGATATTCAAGGCATCTGAGCAGTTTATACTCTGTCTCCTGCTTATGCAAGGGAAGCTTGCTGTTCTCAACAATCGGGCAGGAAGCAGATTTGAATTTTCCCACACTTGAATCCACATCATCGGATAAATAATATTTTCCAAGCAAACAAATATCAATTTCCCATTTAGGACAATGTACCGGCTTTGGAATTTCGATATAGCGAACCATTAAACGCACCTCCTTCCTTATGCTGATTATATCACGATTGGAATGAGAGGTCAATTAACCGCCCTTGAATAAGGCGGTTTTCTTATGCCCACACAAGCGTTTTGCAGTTGACTGCAAGGCGCTATTTTTATGCCAATCACGTTTTGTTGGCTCCACCAAAACATAAACCCCTCGAAATCGAGGGGGTAAAAAGTAAATCGGCAGCTTTCGGGCTGCTTTTTTTATGCCCTAAACGTGCTTACGGCGTTAAACTGAGGACGGAAAAACAAGCCGACAGGCTATAAACGGAGGTAATCATAATGGCAGAAACAAACACAACCGTAACCGAAACCAACAAGGCTGAAAATGGCTCCACGGGAGCCTACGGAGGTGATCCCACACAGGCTGTAAAGGGCGGAGCAAATCTCCCTGAAAAGGCTGTATCTACGCCTGAGCCTGAGCAGGCGGCAAAAACATTTACCCAGGCAGAGCTTGACGCAATAGTCAAGCAGAGACTTGAAAGGCAGGCAAAGGGACAGCCCACAAAGGAAGAAATGGACGCATTTCACAAGTGGCAGGACAGTCAGAAAACTGCCGAACAGCTTTCACATGAAAAGATATCCGCTGCCGAAAGCGGCAGGGCAGAGGCAGAAAAGAAGCTGGCGGCGGCTGAGGCTAAGTGCTGCGCTTATTCCAAGGGCGTAACTGCCGAGGCTGTAGATGACGTTATCGCCCTTGCCATGGCAAAGGTATCGGACGATATGCCTATCGAAAAGGCTATTGATGCGGTCATCTCAAAATACCCTTCTTTCTGCTCTGCAAAAAGTGCCCCTCAGGGTGTCACCACAGGGGTAAGCTTCGGGAACGGCGGCAAGCAGCCTTCGGGCGTAGAGGCGGCGTTCCTTGCGAAAAATCCCAACATAAAAATCTAAAAACAGGAGGAATGTAATTTATGGCACATGAAGCACAGGAAAGATATTCGGCTCTGGTCCTGGCAAAAATTCGTCAGGAAAACAAGCTGAAAAACGGCGTTGTATTCAACACCGACTACGAGGGCAGCCCCAAGGCGGGCGTTGTAAAGATTCCCGTAAGAGATGCGGAGGTGGAGGTATCGGACTACGACCGTGCAAACGGCATTCCCGTTAAGCACGGCAGCACATCTTACATCAACTTCCCCATCGACAAGGAAAAGGCAGTAAATGAGCTTATCGACGGCTACGATGCGCAGCTTGTCCCCGACAACCTTGTTGCGGACAGACTTGACAGTGCAGGCTATGCCCTTGCCGTTGCGGAGGATACTGACGGCGCTACCGTACTTCTCGCAGGCGCTACCGTTACCAACATCGGTGCGCTTACCGTTGACGGCATTTACAGCGATATCGTGGATATCAGGCAGCAGATGAGCGAGGCCAATATTCCCGATGACGGCAGACGCTATCTGCTGGTTACCCCTGCGACCTACTCATTTATCCTTAAGTCCCCTGAGTTCGTTAAGGCATCATCTCTGGGTGACAACGTAGTTCAGAGCGGTATCGTGGGCCGCATCGCTGGTTTTAACGTCATTGAATGGAATGACAAGACTGCGGGTCTGGCAATGATCGCAGGCCACCCCAGATTTGCAACCAGAGCGGAAGAGTTCTCCGTTCCCGTACATCTCCAGGACATGAACGGCTCGGGCAAGTACATCGGTGCAAGTGCGGTACAGGGAAGAATCGCATATGCTCACAAGGTGCTCAGAAGCGTGGCTATCCGTGCGGTATATGCTCCCGGCTCTCTTAAGCTCACAGCAGCGGCAGGCAGCACAAAGGGCAAGACTGTTATTACCGTTGCGGCAGGCGGCGATGCAAGCGGCACTTATGCGTACAAGGTAAATCCTTCCGCAAGGGCTGTTTACGGCGAGACTTCCGCCGCATACGCAGGCACAGCGCTTACCAGCGGCACTACCGAGATCGCAGCTGCCGAGGGCAATGTTATCGAGGTTGTTTGCTTTAACTCGGACAGCAAGGCGGTCACTGTCGGCTATATCACCGTGACTGCTGCGATGCTTAAGGCGTAAGGAGTGATTTTATGGCGGCTGACAGGGATTTCTACATAAACATCTACGGCGGCGTGGAGTATGACGACCTGAGCCGCCTGCTTACCCGTGCGGAAAACGAGATAAACTGCTTTATTCTCCGCAGTCCTGAGACGGAAGAGGAGGAAAGGCAGTTTGACCTTGCTGTATGCGCACAGGCTGAATATATGGGGCTGTGCGGCGGCGTTGAGGCATGGGCTATGTCGGTATCGGGTACGGCGCAGAGCTTCACTCTCGGCTCGTTCTCGATGTCCTCGGGTGGCTCTTCTTCGGGCGGCGGTTCTGCGGCGGCGAGGGGCATATGCTCTCGGGCTGAGAGTTACCTTGAACGGGCGGGACTTTTATACAGGGGGTGCGGCGTATGTTGCTGATATCCCCTATTCCCCGCTGCTATCTTCCCCACAAGGTCAGGCTTATTGAGAAGTTAAGCTCGGACGGGTGGGGCGGCAAGGGTGAGACCCTTGAGACGGACATCAATTTTGTTTACATTGAGCCTTGCCGTTCTCAGCGTTTTTCTCTCGGGGGCGATATTCCCGAGGTAAGGGCAAAGATGTATTTTGATGCTTTTTCTTCCGTGCCCAATGATGTTTCCTTTGAGACGGGGGACGAGGTTATTTTTAACGGCGAGACCTTTGTTGTGAGTGAGGTGGAGACGTTCTTCACACCACAGGGGGATATTCATCATCTGGAGGTGGTGATGACGTGAGGGTGGATATTGAGATAAGGGGCGGCATATCGGGCGGCGATATGAAAGGCGCTATGGACAAGGCGATTTTTGCTACGTCAGAGCAGGCACTTAAAGACTGCAATTATTTCTGCAAGCAGGACATGGGTGCGCTTATTCTCAGCTCCGTTATACATTCAAGTGTAGAGGCTGAGATGATAGGGCAGCACGGAATAAAAACAAGTGATATCCCTGCAAAACAGCTTACTCAGGCTATGGCGTCTCAGGGAAGTGACCTTGAAAAGGGAGTTTTGCGCTGGGTTATGCCCTATGCGGAAGCAGCATACAAGTGCCCTACTACATACACAGATAAAAATACCAATGCAGTTCCCGAATGGTGCCAAAGGGCTGAAAGCGATTATGGCGACCAGTGGCAGGCTGTTTTCAAACGTGCGCATGAAAGGGAGATACACCGATGAACGGAGACGTTTACACAAAAATCGCCGAGGAGCTTAAAAGGCTGGGCGGCATTGACGAAATAGGCGTTGTGTCGGCGGCGGGTCAGAGTGCGATCATCTATGCGGGCAACAAGAACATCAAAAAATATTACGACAGGAGCAAAATTCAGTCGGTGATATTTTCCGTTTCAGCTATGGACACAAACAACAGGCAGGCTGTGCTTGTGGAAAAGCTCTGCGGCATATGTGAGACCCTTGCCGCTTCCAAGCCTGTTATCGAGGGCATTTCACAGGTCAAGGTAAAAGTAAATTCACTGCCTGCCCCAACGATGCACAATGAACAGTACTGGATATACACCGCCGGTATCGAAATTACATTTTTTATACAGAAATGAAAGGAATGATTTTATGACACTTAAGGAAATGTTTGCGAAAGTCAAGACAAACCCTGCATTTGTGGGATTTATCACTACGGATCAGATGGTTCTTGCTATTGATATTTCGGACAAGCAGAATGCTGACGTTGATGAGTTTGCGGTGGCATACATGGGATTTACTGACCGCTCCTCATCGCTCAATCCCAAAGAAAAGACAAACAGCTACTATTACCACGGTGAGAGCACCACAAAGACAGGAAACCAGAGAACCATTGAGTTCAAGGCGGACAGGTACAAGGGCGACCCCTTCCAGGACTTTGTTACCTCGTTCAAGAAGAAGTATGCAAAGGGTCAGGACGCTATTGTGAGATATGCGTATTTCAACGTACTTACAGGCGAGGGCGAGATTGGCTCCGGCTCTCTGCTCCTGAGTGATGACGGTTCAGGTGCTCCCGAGGAAAATCTTTCCATCGGCGGCAGCATCAAAAAGGCTGCGGCTGAACCCACAGAGCTTAATTTCGAGGGCTTCGGCGGTTACACTGCTCTTAAGGTGTCTCCTGCTGACTGGGCTTCCAAGTATGACAGTTACTATGAGAGAAAGAACGGTGCTTTCGTGAAGCTCGAAAAGGGTGAGAGCGCTCCTGAGTTTGCGGCTGACAAGTATTATTCTAAGGCTGCTGAGTAAATTCTGAAACTGCGGTATGCGGGGATTTCCCGTGTGCCGCTTTTTCATAAAAAAACGGAGGTTATATCATGGGCTTTAAATTCAATGACCGCATTTGCGTTATCGAGGTAGAGGACAAAAAGTATCCTATTGTCTTTCAGAAGCCGCTCGTTGACAGGCTGGGAAGCATAAAAGACACCTTTCTGAGCCTGAAAAACGACGGAGGGGCTGATGAGGAAAAGGTGATCTTAGCTTTTGACAATGCCATTGACAGCATTCTCGGAGACGGTTCCGCCTCAAAGATATTTGCTGACAGGCTGCCGAACATCGTTGAAAGATATGCTGTACTCAAGTACATTTACGATGAGATCACTGCGTTTATGCAGAGGATAGCAGGTGAGAAAAATGTTGTTTTGCCCGAAGCCAAAGGTCATAAGCATTGACAGTATCCCCGTTCCCGTTGACCCCGATTTCCGCATAATGTGCGATTACTCGGAGGCAATGTCGGACAAGGACGCTGACAAGGCCTGTGCGCTTGCGGGGCGTTTTTACTTTGCGGGGCTGCCTGAGGGCGTTTCGGAGAAGGCTGCGGCGGACGCTATGACGGACTTCTACATTTCGGGTCTTGCTCCGAAAGCAAAAGAAAAGCGGTCTTCCGTTTCGGAGAGCTGTGAGCCGTGCTTTGATTTTTCGGAAGATGAGGCGTATTTTTACGCTGATTTCCTGAACGCATACGGCATTGACCTGAACACGGCAAAGCTTCACTGGTTCGATTTCTGTGCATTGTTTCGGGGTCTGCCCGATGAATGCAGGCTGAAAAGGATAATCGGTATAAGGGCCGAAAGCCTTTCGGAAATAAAGTCCTCTGCGGAAAGGTCGAGGGTGTCAAGGCTCAAACGTATTTTTGCGCTGAAAAAGAAGCAGGCGCCAAGATACAAGACGGCTGCCGAGAGGGACAGGGCTGTGCTGGACGAAATCCAGCGCATTCACAGAGAGGCTATGGAAAGAATGAGAGGTGAGGGCAGGTGACGGTTGGTGAGATAGTTTATCGTATTACAGGCGATGATTCAGGGCTTCGAGCCGCTCTGAACAACACCAAAAGCACTGCAAATCAGACTGCTCAGTCTGTTAGCGGTATTGCGGAAGCAGTAAACAGCACTGCTGAAAACGCATCTGCGACGCAAGCTGCGATGAACGGAATAGCGGCATCAGCCGAAACCGCCGCAGCTGCTGCAAGTACTGCCGCTGCTGCGGTAGAGACTACGGCACAGTCAGCGGCTATTTCACAGGAAGCATATGAAGCCGCTGTAAGCTCTCAGCAGCGTCTTTCGCAGCAGATACAGGCTACTGAAAACAAGCTTGCGGAATTAAAAGCTATGGAGGCTGATATGTCAGCTGCACGGCAGAGCGGCGATATTTCGGCGGCAGCATTTCAAAGGTATCAGCATGAGGTACAGCAAACCGCAGACAAGCTTGTCACGCTTAATATTCAGAACGCTGCGGCTACTGAGCGTATTGCGCAGATGAACGCAAGCCTTGCGGCAACCGAAGCGGTATCAAACAATGCGGCAGAAGCCGTAAGCCGAATAGGAGAAAGTGCAGAAACAACAACGGAAGCCGCAAGAGATGTAACTCGTGCCACTCAGGAAGTGGGCAATGAGGCAGAATCGGCAGCAAGCAAAAGCACAAAAGCCTATGAAAAAATAGGTTCGGCAGCTCAGAAGGCTCTTGGAATGATCACAAAAGCTGCTATCACTGCTTCGGCTGCTGCATCTATGGCAGCGGCGAGTGACAGCATCGAACAGGTAGGCACGAATGCAGCGGCGGCGGCAACAGCTCTGAGCAGCACAGCTTCTGCGGCTGCAAGGGCTGCCGAAAACACATCACAGGCGGCGGCAGGGGCTGAAAGAATGGGGGCTTCCGTATCAGCGGCTTCCGGAAGCATTGCTTCCTTTGCCAACAGCTCACAGGCATTTATGCAGGGGCCTCTTGCCCAGATGGGGCAGGTGTCCTCGCAGGCTCAGGGCGTTGTGCGTGACCTTGACGATGTGGGCAATGCAGCTCAGAACGCTGGTCAAAAAGGCGAGGAAGCTGGGAAAAAGGGCGAAAGCACTCTGGGAAAGATAGGCTCTGCGGCGGGCAAGGCGGCACTGAAGATAGGCAAGATATCTCTTGCGGCTGTGGGTGCTGCGTCTGCGACGGTAGCGGCTGTTTCCAAGGCGGCTATTGACAGCTATGCCAACTACGAGCAGCTTGTAGGAGGCGTTGAAACGCTGTTCGGTGATTCTGCGGACGTGATACAGGGCTATGCGGAAGAGGCGTTTTCCACCGTGGGAATGTCCTGCAACGCATATATGGAGACCGTCACAGGCTTTGCGGCTTCTCTTGTCAGCAGTCTTGGCGGTGACACTGCCACTGCAGCCCAAAAGGCTAACACTGCCGTTGCTGACATGGCAGATAACGCCAACAAAATGGGTACTGATATGCAATCTATACAAAATGCGTATCAGGGATTTGCAAAGCAGAACTATACAATGCTCGATAACCTCAAATTAGGCTATGGCGGCACGAAGGAAGAAATGGAAAGGCTTCTTGCCGATGCTGCAAAGCTCCAGAAGACAAAGCTGGGCATTGATATAGACTACGACATTTCCAAATTCTCGGACATCGTTGACGCTATCCATGTTATCCAGGAGGATATGGGGATAACTGGAACGACCGCAAAGGAAGCCTCCACCACCATTCAGGGCTCAATATCCACAATGCAGGCGGCGTGGCAGAACCTTATGACGGGCATTGCCGACCCTACGCAGGATTTTGATAAGCTGCTGGGTGATGTTATAGACAGCGTTGTTACGGTTTCAAACAATCTTATGCCCCGCATTATGGCGGTACTGCCGCAGATGGCTACGGGCATTACAGAGCTTACCGAAAATCTTCTCCCCCTTATTCCCGACACGCTGGAACAGATGCTGCCTTCCGTTATTGAGGGCACTAACAGCCTTATTGCAGCGCTGCTTGATACTCTCAGCTCCATTGCTGACACTGCCATACCCATTGTTACGGAAAACGCAGATGAGATAATAAACACTCTGCTGTCGGGGCTTATCTCGGCAATTCCCAGCCTCGCATCTTCTGCGGCTGACCTTTGCACGGCGATTATAACGGCAATACTTGACAATGCCGACATCATCACACAGGGTGCTGTGGATATTGTGCTGGCTCTGGCTCAGGGACTGACGGACAATCTGGACGACCTTATCCCTGCCATAGTACGGGCTGTAATGACCATTGCGGAAACGCTCATTGACAACGCCGAGGACGTTATTGAGGGCGCATATGCGCTGATAACGGCTATTGCCAAGGGGCTGGCAGAGGCTGCGCCGATGATGGTGCAGGAGGTGCCCGTTATAATCGGCAAGCTGGTCACTGCATTTACAGACCCCGAAAATCTGAATGTAGTAGTTGAAATCCCTGTTGCCATTTGCAAGGGCATTCTTGACGGGCTGAAATCCTATGACTGGACTGAGGGTGCGGCGCAGACGATGAAAAATCTGGGCGATGCACTGGCGGAAGCTGACGGATATGCTGTTCTCGGCTCACAGGAAGAGGCGGACGCACGTTTGCAGGAAGCTCTGGACGAGCTGGAAGCTCAGAGGGGCGAGCTGACAGGGGCGTACAAAGGCCTTGCGGACAGTCTGAGCGCCTCGGCTGATGACACGGCAGAGGCGGCGGAGGAAGCAGGCACGACCGTTTCCGAGGCTATAGCTGACAGTATGCCCGATGCAGGCGTTGACGGCGTGGTAGATAAGTCGGAAATGCTTGATACGGCGCTCAAGGAGCTGGAGGACAAATATGCTGTCCACAAGGTCACGGAAGAGGAATACTGGGCAGGCAGAAAGGCGTTGCTCGAACAGTACCGCAATGAGGAAGACGCTGAGTGGTGGAAGCTTTATGACAAGGTGACGGAGCATTATGACAAGCTTGCGGACACCGAGGCAAAGGCAGCTGAAAAGGCTGCAAAAGAAGCGGAGCAGGCTAAAAAGGACGCTGAAAACGCCCTGAAAACTTCCGTCGAGGACAAGTTCCGAGAAATTGAAACCGAGCAGCTGGAAAAGGGCTATGACGACAGCTGGCTGCTGGAGCAGGAACGGGCTTTCATCGAGACCCTTGACCACAATTCGGAGGTGTACAAGGACTATAACCTTAAACTGCTGAAAGAGCAGAAAAGCACCGACGATAAGGCAGCGAAAGAGGTTGAAACCGCTGCCAAAAAGCAGCGGGACACTCTTGAAAAAGCCTATGACAGCGTTGTAAAATCCCGTGACAGTCTGGCAAGCAGTCTGAAAGGCAACAGTGGCGATATCTTCAACAGCTCTGAGGAAACGGACAAGCGGACGGGGGCTAAAACCAAGTCAAACAAGATAGACCTTAGCGGATATGAGAAAAAGCTGGCTGCCAAGAAAAAGCTGGCATCAAAAATTGCCGAGCTGTACGAAAAGAATGTGCCTGGCAGCCTTATAACCGAACTGCTCAAACAAGACCCGGAAGTGGCGCTGGACAATGCAACGCAGCTGCTGAAAAACCCCAAGAAGATCTCAAAAATCAAGTCGCTGTACAAGGACGATGAGGGCGTAAGCGACATCATTGCCAACATGGTGACGGAAAACTCAGACGAGTTCGAGAAGTTAGGTACTGACGCAGGCACGCTGTTTGGCGACAGCTTTATGGAAGCGTTCAAGGCTAACTGGGAGCAGTCCATGAAGGACGTTTTTGACGGCAATTATGTTGACGCTGCGGCGGCGAATGTATCTGCTGCCAACTCTTCAGCGAGCATTTCTGCCAACACATCGGCGGCGAACACAACGGCGGCGGACAGTCAGGACACATCTGCGGCGGCCAAGCGCACATCTGCTTCATCGGGCAGCCCTGTTTACAAGGTGGTTGATCTGGACGGCAAGTATGTGGCTAAGGTTGTTGCGCAGGAAAACAAGCGGGCTAAAACCGCCAGCGGAGGTTAAAGCATGAATGATACGATCTTAAAAATCGGCAATGTGGATATGTCCGAACACGTTATATGTGAGGCTGTAGATATATCGACAGCGCCTGTGTATTCGGACAGCTTCACAGCTGTCAACGGCAAGGAACGTAAGAAATGTCTGGGTGTGAGCGTCAGTCTGTCGGCTGATTTTCAGGTGCTGTCGGACACGGTAGCAGCTGCCCTTGTGACCGCCTGCAATGCGGACGAGGTGACCGTAAAATACAAATGCCCCACGGTACAGACCAATGTGTTTGACCGCCCGTCTATCCGCTGTGTGCCTGTATTTAACGACGGCACGGTGGATTATTACAACATATCCGTATCTATGACCTGCCCTCTCACGGGCTCAGGCCTTTAGCCTGCCGTACAAGATAACCTATCAGGGTACGGAATACGGTGCGGACGTACTGGCCAACATCAGGCTGAGGCGGTCGCTGGAGGGCAAGGGCTTTGACGGTGTGGCCACAACGGAATTTTCCTGTGATGTATGGTCGGCTGTGCCGTTTATAGAGGGCAGCAAGGTAACGTTTAACGGCTATTTGCTGCCTGACTTTTACATTGCCCAGCAGTCCTATGCGGGCGGTGTGGCAAGCATCACGGCGTATGATCTGTGTAAAAATCTGGATATCCCCTTTGATTACAGTGGATACGATCAGTTTGAGTACACCTATGACGATGACGGCAACAAGGTTTTCGATGAAAGCAAGGCAAAGCGGTATCCCACGTCTCAGATAGTGGGGGCGATCGCCAATCAGTGCGGTTTCACCGAGGGCGGATATTCGGGGCGCATGGCACAGCTGTGCTATCAGGATTTCGCAGGCAAGACGTGCAGGGTCATACTCAGCGACCTGTCACACAATGATGTGGGATACTGGCATGACGGCGGCGGTGTGCTGGCGTTTGTGCCTTTTTCTGCGCCCTCTTCGGGGCTGGATATGCCTGCGGAAAGCGACAGGACGGAAATCATCAGGCGGGGCACCAAGCACATTACGGGGGTATATGCCACTGATGAGGTATATGGCAACGAGTATGCCTCGGGCTCCGACTGGCGGCACACGGAACGTATTTCGGGACGGTATCTGACTGAGGCGGCTGTACAGCAGATGGTATCGCAGATAGTCGGCAGCGGCGGTGAGTACGCATATCACGGCTGGGAATGTTCGCAGATGATCACTGATTATTTGTACAACATTGGCGATTTCCTTGCATACGGCGGCGACAAGCTTCCTGTGCTGATTGTTGATTTTGATTTCACGGGACTGGGAATCGTGGCTGATGTTTCTGCGCCTGAGGCGGATTGCAGCTTCAGTGAGTATCATGATCTGTACAGCAGGGCTATTGAAAATCGGGTAAAGTTGGGCAAGAAACATGGCTGCATGATGTTCGGTGAAAACGGGCTGAGTTTTGTGTGCCAAAAGGAGGCGAAAGTCAACAGTGGCTGAACATTATGACCCCTCGGAATATGAGGACCTGGGCGACAAGATTATCCGTCAGCGTGACAGCGACGAGATTTTTTGTCTGTATCCGCTGCTGTCTGTAACATCTAATGAAACAGAAACGGCGGGCACAAAAGTATTTGAATACGAGCCGTACACTATCACGGTGACGTATGATATTGACGGCGGGAAACGCAAGAATGCGCACTGGACACGGACATATAAGGAGGCGGGCGGATGATTTTAGACGGTGGGATTATTTTACAGGCGTTGGCGGGTGCTGATGGCTGCGGCGGTCTTCTGCTCATGGCCCTCTCGGGTGGATCCAGGGGAATATCGCCCGCTCTGCCGCCAAGCATACCGCAATCGGTGTCGTATTATAACTACGAATCCAGTGTATCGGACTATGAGTATGACGGCAGTGAGTATCACTATTTTGACAGTGTTACGGTACCTGCTGACAGCATTGTATTTACGTATTATTACAGCTGGACGGATGATGACGGCAAGTATCATTACTGGTATAAATACCGTATATGGCAGCTGATCATTGAAAACATCGACACAGCGGATGAAGAGGTTGTTGGCGTGGTAGATATATATGCAGGCAGGGAGTACCGTTTCCGATTAAACGCAAAGGGAGGCAAATAACATGGCTGATATCATTACACTGCCGAAGCCTGACAGCGTAGAGTACGCTGACGTGGATAATTACAATGGTCTAATAACGGAGCACTATAATGTGGGAAAGGACGATGCGTATGATTTGAAGGTAGGAGTATCGTTTAGTAACAAAGGCACGCCGAACGAGCAGATAACAGGCCTGAGTTTTTACGATAAAAACGGACAATATACTGGATACGTTTCATTCAGTGGATTCTATGTGGGGTAATTCAAAATGAATAGAAGACAATTTTTAGGACGAGTTTTTCAGTCCATGATATCGCTGCATAATTCCTATAGCGAATATGGCATATATCATTCGTGGCGGCAGTATCAGGAAATGAAAACAAACGTCACTATTTATTTCAGATATCGAACAGGAAGAAATGCGAATTACTATCCTTGTTCTCCCGGGAGCTCTGAATATAACTATTCCAACATCCCTTATACCGCAAATGATGGTCCGATAATTGGCATTTACAACGGCGATACATTGATATATTGTTCTGCATATTATCGAGGTACTACTTTGACAAATACTTTAGGAACGTACATCAGTATGAAATTGCCGGCAGGTACCTATACCATTAGGGTCATGAGATTGGGAAAAGGTCTTGTTCTCGGCGAGAGCGGCGAATCGATGATGTTTACCGTCGATCGTTTTGATCGAACGATTGACCAATACACTGGCGAATACAACAAGTATAATAACTATGGCTATATCTCAGAACCCTCTAAGCAGGTTTACTTTGACTTCGATTATGAAGGATTGTCATTTGATGTAAAAATCCAGACTATTGACCTTGGCACAAATCTTTTGAATGTTGACGGGGTTGAAGTTTGGGACTATATATATCCATCGTATGAAGAGGTTAAAGCGGAGGTCGAAAAAGTCCATTTACAATATGTACCAGATGATCCAGACTGGACTTATACATTGGCTCAATATGTTGAAGACGGGGATTTCAATGCTTACGGAGCAGGTGGACTTCCAGTTCCATATGATATGTGCGTACATAATGCACAAATTCAAACTAGCAAAATCATGCTTAGTATCTACAATAATGTGGGTCTAGATCAATCGAGCCCACGCGGAACAATGGACGTGACTGATATGGTCGGAGTTACAACTCCAGTTGGATATTATAAGTGTTATCAACGAGAAGGCGTGGATTATGATCCGATGACTGCCGATCCCAAACATTTAACTTCTGATGCTTGCGTATTAAGTCTACAATCGTACGTAACGTTAGATGCTAAACGTATGCGGTATATACATCCTACTTCTGAAGAGCAGATAAAGACTGCAAATTATAGAGTTCTGGGGTGGGGCAATGCGGGTTTATCGAATTTCAGCACTGGTGTAAATGGTACTACATATCCACTCTCCGTGGTACGCGGCAACCAGAATTATAGCTACGACGTAACTCGTATCGTAAAAACAAACACCCGGGCCGATGTATATTTCAATTATGATCCGGTTACAGCTACTTCTGATAAGCATCTCATAGAATATGTGCCGGTATTGTCGGTTCAATATTCTGAGTCTTATTACTATTTTCGATATAAGCCGTCTGATAGCAATAGTGTGTATAATGAACAGAGTTGGAGTGGCGGTGGAAATATACCATGGCATCCAGATCCGTATACACCAGAGAATTGCGTTACCATTCGTATCAATGATGTTGTTGATAGGTTATTCCCCCCAGCCCAAGAAGCGTTAAACGATGCGTTATTGCATTGGGACAAAACAACTGACGACGGTTTTGAGCATTGGTTTGAAAAGCATACACAAACTACAAATCTGGGATTTGTAGTACCATTGGATCTGATATTTAATCCGTCAATGCAAAATGCTGGAGATTTTCCCGTCTATTACTACGATCATTCTAAAATTGTAAATTCTCAATTTACAGTAACTCCCGTTGTCGATAGTTACGGAGATCTTAGAAGGATCAATGTTGAAATGGATTATCAGCCGCGTAATAAGGATTATGAGACTCTGAAATCATTAGCACAACATAGATCAGTACCCATCGCTCCCGACTTCGACCTTAGTGACTACGAATTTGCTGCTGATATGACAACCGGTTGGGTGAACACAAACAACGGTCCTCTGGTGTTAAGACAGACCGTTATAGACATTGACTTGTCAGATGTGCCTGACCACCAAATAACACCAAACTGATTTTAAGAGGAGGAATTTATATGATAACAACCCAGGAAACAACCGTAAATGTCAGCGGTCTGACCGTTGTCGAATTTGGCCGCCGTTATCCGTTCTACGGTATCAGGAACGATAGCAGCAGTGCGATACAGGTATCGACTGTTAACGCCGAGTGTGTGGAAGGTGCTGACGGTGTAGTGACTGTCGCTAAGGACAGCAGTTTTGTTATTGCCAACTGCGGCGATAAATTCAATGGCACTATGCTGTACCTGAATGGAAATGGCACTGTCACAGTCGTTGGTCAGTACAGCGACAGCAACCGTTTTAAGGTAGCCAAGAAGGGGGGTGACAGCGGCATGAAAACAGGCGGTATAACGTTGCACGGACAGGTCCTGCCGATTTATGCGGTGGGAGAAGCTGTTGATATTGCAGATACGGAGGTTATAGGATAATGGGAAAGCTTTACAAATACCAGCCTACGCTGGGTATGTCGAAAGATGACAGGACACAGGCTAACTACACTGCCAAAATTATTGCATGGTTACATTCTGTGGAAGATTTGCTGACGACTGTCGCTGACATCACATATACTGAGACAGGCTGCACACTGACGCCGAAGTTTGCCAATATCAACGACAAGGTTATTGCTATTGAGGTGAGCAGTAGTAGTCAGTACATAGTGTCAACCAAGACAGGCAATCAGTCTCCTGCTTGGCAGTCACATAGTGTCGCACTGAGCGGCGACCCATATTTGTATATCATCTCTGATACAGATATGGTTGGACTGGGTTTTGGCACGACCCCTTGGTGTTGCAGCATTCATTCTGCCACCAAATTCGACGGCACCGAGTGTGGCGTTGAAGTTGATACATCTAGTGCAGGTTTTATTTGGTTTGTCGGAAACGGGATTATCAATGGCAATCTCTCCTACTATGGAGCTGACGCAGTGGGGACAACTGCATCGTACTGCATTAAGCCGTTTACATTCGCAGCTTCCGGTTTAATCCAAAGCCACGTTATGCACGCTGATGGCGGAATGGAAAAACCCGTCCGCGGCAGCATCTTCACAATCGGTGACGATACGTACGTTAGTATGTTTGGCAATTTCGTTCTGAAGGTGTAAGGAGGAATAAAAATGGACAAATTTACGGAATTTATCAAGATTTTATGCGGCGGCATAGTTACTGCCATATCGGGATTTTTCGGCGGTATGGACGGCATTATGTATGCGCTGGTGGCGTTTATCACCATTGACTACATAACAGGCGTGGCGGTAGCGGTGAAACGCAGAGAGCTGTCCTCGGAGGTGGGCTTCTGGGGGCTGGTGCGCAAGGTCTGCATACTGCTGCTTGTGGGCATTGCGCATTATCTCGACTGCTATGTTACGCACAACGGTGATGTTATCCGCACGGTGGTGTCTATGTACTACATCGGAAACGAGGGCATATCTGTCCTCGAAAACTGCGGAAATCTGGGTCTGCCCCTGCCCCAAAAGCTGATTGATGTGCTGGAGCAGATACGTGATGATAATTCGGGGGAGGACAAAAATGATGAGCATTAACATCAAAATGGATACAGGCACTGCCAACACCACTGTTGCCAAAGGGCGATCCATCGAATGGATAGTGATCCACTACACGGCAGGCACCTCATCGGCTGCGGGCAGCGCACACAATCTTGCAGCATGGTTCAGGGCGGGAGCAAATCCCGCAAACCCTGCCAGCGCTGATTTTATCGTGGATGATGAAAATGTTGTCTGCTATAATCCTGACATTGCAAACCGTTATTCATGGGGCGCAGGTGGTGTAAAATACACCAAGATGTCCACATCTGAGGGTGGTAGGTATTACGGCAAGTTCAGGAACAGCCACTGCACCAACTTTGAGATTTGCACCAACAAGAAAATCAGGAAGTC